GGCATATATAAGTTTATATCACAGATTTATTTTTTTAAAATATGCATTCGCGCGCGTGAACCGAAATTTGATGGTACATATTAAAGTGTACCAAAAATAAAAAGTGTACTAAAAAGTGTACCACTTTTAGCCTTATTTTATGTGGTAAAACAGTCAAAAGTACACTTGGACACTTTATTTCCGAGAGAAAAAAATATTTTTTTTAAATCTGTCACAGAATCTTATAATATGGTTTTATCTGCCTTATTTTCGTCATAATGTAGCTCCATTACTGCCATCTTGTCTTCGGCTTCTGCAATCTTTTGTAATAATTTGTCAACCTCAGCTGTAATATCTGGATGTTCAGGAATCAATAATTCCTGTTCGCTAAAACATTGTATCTTATACAACGCATCTTGTATCTCTGCATTGTATCTGTAGGTTAAAACCTTTCTAAGTTTGTCATTCATAGTCTTTGTACTCCTTTATTAGTTTTTCTGATGGATGCCACACGTCAACAGCTGCATGACAATTAGGACAAGATAAGTTACTAACTATATCATAATCTTCGTTATCTTCTGTATCATGATCACCACCCCATATTAACTCCGTATTACAGTGCCAACAATTCATCTTTCCATCTCCTTGTCTTAATGTTGCCATCATCGTCTATGTACATTATCCATGACTTCTTACCATCAAAGTAATAGCCATGCACTTCCCATTTTTTACGCGCCATTAAAAAAATCCTCCGGGTTTATGTTTACTTTAGCTTGTTCTTTCTCATCATGTAATAGGTCATAATACATGTCTAATCTTTTGAGAAACATATGTTTATAGCGCCTTAATTCGGCCCCATTTACGACAAATTCTTGATAATATAGGTCAGGCGTGCATACCATGATAACTCCCTGCTCGATGTTTGATTGATGCACGTAGTCGTGTGCCATGGCGTATGCTGCGATTTGCATATAATAATCTTCGATCCATTCTTTCTTCTTCGGACGGTTAGCTTGTTTGAAGTCAACAACAGTCTCATGGCCATTGTGTAAACAGACAAGGTCTGTAGAACCTGCGTATAGACCCGGATAGTATAACGTAACTTCCGACCCATAGTATTCCTCCACAGGTGCAAGACCGATTTCAATAACTTTCTGGGCCATGGTTTTCGCCTTCTGTCCGATCTCTGTAAGATCATCGTAGCCAGTTCCGAGGATATAGTGCTCCAGGAATTTGTGCATAGATGTCCCCCGACTACTAGATACGTTCTTGATTCTCTCTGCTTCTGCTTCACCGACTTTGGCCTTCCATTCTTTTAAAAATTGTTGATCTTTGGTACGCCCCAATATCGTAGTTACACTAGGAAGTCTAGTACCATTTACATCATAGAGCCGTGTTCCTTGGTCCTCGATCCTTGATGCACTGACATAGTTGTATTTATCATTGTGCTTGATCGCTTTACCAATGTTATGGTATTCTTTTATATCTTCATCACTCATCATTTTTTATTCTTTAAATATTTAGGTGCAAACTCTACAATATTATTCAATGGTGCTTGGTCGTGAAAGTTACCACTCACACTAATACGTGTACAATCTGATTTGTAAGGTGCTACCCAATGTTTTAACCACGCCGGAAAAATATACATATCGTTTTCTTCGGGAAAATGAGACATCAAAGTTATACAATCTCTAGGTCCATCACCATAAACAAACTGTATACCTCCAGGTCCACAGCTTTTACCGGTATATTTTTTATTTTCTTTTTTTAATTTATTAGGTATCGATAAATATATTACAAAAGATAGTTTACCATCGTGATCATGTGGTGGATTAAAGTCATTTGGTTTTTGATGATTAATCCACAAAGCAGACAACACATAATGTGGTTTTTTATCATACGGTTTTCCAGTAAATTTTTCATACATTTGATCATAAATTCCAAGATATTGAGACAACACAGGTAGAATTTTATCCTTTGATTCTTTAGAATAACCTGTTTCATGGTCCAAGATTCCTGCTAATTTACTCTTGTAATCGTCAACATTATTTTTACTTTCATCTAGTAATAATTTTTTAAAATCTTCTTCTATTTTTAATTTTATAACACAAGGTCCCCAATTAAACATTTGAACTGGTATTTGTTTTTCATCACTCATAATTTATTTTTTAACTCCTTTAAATATTCTTCCTCTTCTTGACGATTATGTTCTCTTACAATCGCAGCTTGTTTACGCCACGCCCACGAATTGATCGAACCAGACCAACCCATAATCCATAAATATATTTTTAACATCATTCTAAACTCATCGCCTCCTTATATTCTTGTAAACTAACCACCTTACCGTCCATTATATGTCTCCCATAATGATCGATGACTTGATTAATCTTTGGTAATTTAGTATGCGCCCAAGGCCAGATTAATAAACAAACAAAGTACGCATCTCTAAATGTACATCGCCATCTGTATTGCATCAAGTATTTTGTGCCATCAACGCGTCTACCTTTACGTGGTTTTTTATTTAGTGTGCCTACACCTAATACTTCATGCACCCACGTTAATACAGACTCATCAGTCATAGTTATTTCCATAGATAATCGTAGACTATTAGAGATACGATAACCTTTACCATTGTGTTTCTTTTTCTTCTCACTACCACGTTTAAAATGTATGGACCCCTCACCATCAAACAATCCTGCAATGTATGCTTTGTCTGTATCAGGAATCATATTTTCTCACATGTATTAATATAGCAAGTGCTATAACTGAAACTACAATACCCATAAAAAATAAACCTATCATTTTTTATCTCCTGTAAAAACCCATTTTACAATTGCAGTCGAAGGGTCGTATCCATCAAACTTTAGATTAGTGCAGGCTGTCAGAAGTACCATCATCAATCCAACCCATATCAGTCGTTTCATAGTATTCACCCTCCGAGTCACAGTCCCAACATTGGTGCACTGTATCTTTACCTTCTGTTGCAACTTTTATATAGCCATTACCTTTGCAGGTTTGACATATGTGTATTGTTACTTTAGCTTTTTTTAATTTTGCCATTTAGTTTTCTCGCTTTCTCATTTGCTAATGATTCAATCGTCTTTGCTACAGACAATTTGGCATCGGGCAATAATATCTTTGATAACTTATCTAAAATAGCGTATGTTTCTTTTGTTAGTGAAACATTTTTGTATTTATTCATGTCCGTCATGTGTTTCCTTTCATAATTTAATAACCCTAATATAGGTGATTTTATAGGATTGTCAATGAAATATATTTTAGCATTAATTATTTGTTCACAAACTCAACAAGTTTGTATGCCACCCTATCAATGGCCTGATATGTTTAACAGTCAGTATGATTGTTTAATGTTTGGTTATGAAGAATCTAAGAAAAAAATGGAAGACCTAGGCCGAGAAGAAGTTAATAAACACAACATGTTTATTAGGTTCACCTGCACACCACAGAATACAATTTGACATTATGGCAAGATTGTGGTAATGGAAAATAATTCTCACCATTACCTACCCTTACTTTTTTCCCTCTTTAGGGTAGGTGTATCATCTACACATACAGCCGACAAAATTACCACTACCATCATTCATGATGTGTAGGTTTAAACTGTCTACATAACCAGTAAGTTTAAGTCTGAGTATGTCACACAACTCAAAACAATTTACATTGTCGACTAATGCAATACCTTCTAATATTTTATCTGTTACTGGTATTAGTTGATACAGTCCGTCGTTTAGTAGTATTAGATCCATCATTTACTCTTGTTCCATGAGTTAAAACGTTTTTTAATCCAGGTGCTTTCATATTCATATCAACACCATACGATTTCCATGCTTTTTTCATTAAGTTAAGTTCTAACAACAGACTAGACCATTGTCCTTGCAATGCACCATCTACTTTTATTGTTATTATTTTTTCTTTCATATCTACAATGTAGGATTTTTCGGGATAATGTCAACCTTTTTTTCTATTTTTTTGTTGACGTTTTTCGTGTTTATTTCTTGATTTTTTGTGACGTCCAGGCCGTTTTTTAGGCTTATCACGGGGTGCCGTAGAGACACCAAATTTAGCTTTTTTCGCCATTAAAATACTTTTCTACCTCTGATTGTAATGTATGCTTATGTAAATGAGGTATGTAACTTATTTTTCCATTTATATGTTGCTCTAAATCAGAGCCACATGTCATGCATCTATAAAATTGTTTTGTTAATCCTACCAATGGAGTATACTCATCACACGTAGGACAAATACCATTAACTATCTCTGCTGTAATTTTCATTATTCTAGTATAAGCTTTTTTATAGATTTTTCACCTAAATAAATTTCTGTCTCTGCCTTACCACGATAGCATTTGTAGGACACGCTCTCGTTGTAATCTCTCTCAGCTACTCTTTTACCACGTAAACATGCTGCCATAGATTCTTGTATACGGTGTTCCTTAATCTCTCCATTAACGAACATTAATAATGCTACAACTGCTTCAATCATCTGCCATTACCATTTTTATAGTGCATATCTCTTGCGCCATCTTTTAACTCTTCAATATCCTCTAAAACTTTTTCCATTTGTTTTGTTAAAAATTCTATATTTACTTTGTTTAATGACATAGACTCTATGTGTTTGCTTAACTTATCGGTAGTTTTGTACAAGTCCTCGATCATCATGTATTGTTCGCTATCCGCGGGCAACGATCCCATTTGGCCTCGTGGCCATTTTATTCTAAACTCTGTGTTTTCTTCTAAATCTCTTTGCATTAATTCTAATTTTGTTTGAGTTTGATTTAATGATTCATGTAACCCAAAGTAAGCCCAAGTCCCAATCGCAACCATTGCGATTAGTGAGGCTACCGTTTTCATAGGCATTTGCACGGCTGCTTCTTCAGATATTTTTAATGGTTTACTCATCTTTAGGTTTTGGTAGTGGCAGTATATAATCTTTTGGTGGTATTTTCAATTTGCTTTTTCCTGGATTTATGAACTTATCTCCCATTAAATTGACCTCTGGGTTCTCTTTTTTATACTCATCTTTCATATCATCCCACAAACTTTGTGAGTCTGCTGGTCTAGTGTTATCTCTTGTAGGAGATACACCTCTACATTTTGCCACTAATAAATTAAAATTAGAGTTAAGTGCTAGACTAGGATTGCTATTAACCCTACCACACATCTTCATTAATTCTAATTGTTGTTTGATTGCTACGTTTTCTTTTGATGTCTTACAGTCTGTGCCTAAATATTTTCTATAAGTAAATCTAAGATATTGGTCTTCATGTGAATTACTGTCACTGTAATTATAATCAGTATCTCTTCTTTCTGTGCTTATTTCCATCTCACCACATCTTACACCATACTCGTTAAGATATTCGTTTCTAGGATACGCAGGTTCTACAAACAAAGCTAGTATTGTAAGAGCTAGAATAATTAATCCTGTAAAATAATAATTCATCCTGAGAACCTCCATACATTACCTGTTTAAATCCTTAATATCATAGTCATGTTCTCTGACTTGATCTGCTAATTGTCTGTATAAGTTTTCTGCCATTTGCCATGTAGATTCTGCAGAAGTTAATCTTGTGTTTTGATCTACAATTTTATCTTCAGCAACTTTTAAATCTCTTTTTAAATCTACAATTTCTTGTTGATTAGTATTGATAGTATCTGTAAGATTAACAATATAACGAACACCAGTAAAAGTTCCGACTAGAACCGAAGCCACAACCGGAACTAATACAAAATTCTTTTTTAATAAATCTGCTAAATTCATTAGTCTTTAACCCAAAACCAACTTTTTATTTTTGCCCAGATTTTACAACAAATATTTTTACATTTATTAATCATTTTTTTTCTCCTCAATTTCGTAAAAGAATTTATCAGTGTCTTCTGTTTTCCATTGACCTGTATCTTCTACATTCCATTCATTTGTTTGTACCTTCCAATCAGGAATATTATCTTTTACTGTGAAAGAAGGTAGGTCCCATATACATCTATTATTTGGTTGTGCTGCAAAATTGCCATCGTCTAATGCAATTATGTGAGCGCACTTGTGTTCGTGCGGTATCTCGGAATGTTCCGTGTCAAGTATATTAGACTCTGGATGTGCAAAGTCAACGGTAAATAAATATTTACCCTCGTGCCATTTTTTATCTTTACCTATATATTTTCCGTGTTGATCGCTTAAAATATCCCAACAATTAACAGCAGGATAATAACTAAAAGAATTCCAAAGCTCCAGTTCATCAAGTCTTTTAATGGGAACAGACTTGGGGTCATAATCACGTTGAATAAAAGCCGTAATTGGGAGACGATAATAGACTGCACCGTTTTCCATAATAGCATGCCATAAGATAGCGCGACCTGTAATACAGCTAAGACCAAAGACAATACAGTCTTCAACTTCTCCATGATGTTTTTTACAATCATATAAATATTCTCTCCTTATTTGAGCATAGATTGGTGGTATATTTGCATTTAAGTAAGCCATAATAAATCCTCATTTTATTGTACCCCAATTTGGTCCTGATTCATAGTCCACTTTGTTTGGTACTTCTAAATCTACTGCAGACTCCATAATCTCTTTTATTTTATCTGCATTGTTGTTGACTGATATATCAAGTTCATCATGCACTTGTATATGTGGTATGATACCCTCCTTATATAAATCAACCATAGCTTTTTTTGTCATATCAGCTGCAGATCCTTGTATCAATTTGTTTAGTGCCTTGTAGGTAAACGCCCGTTTGATCCCTGGTCCATGTTCCGCCAATGCATCTTCGTGAGACAATGCTTTGTGTATCCCGAATTGATTGGGCTCCCACAAATTAAATCTACACCTACGACCTAGTAAAGTTCTAACTCTACCTTTGTCCTGGGCTCTACGCATAACACTTTCCATTAACATCTTAACAAAAGGCACTTTGTCATGATAAAGTCTAAACAAATCATTAGCATCTTCTTTTGATATACCAAGCTCTGCCTGTAATTTATTTTTACCCATACCATAAAACAAACCAAGGTTTATAGTCTTAGCTTGTGATCTTGGTATGCTTGCCATTTCAGCTACAATCTGGTGAAAGTCTGCTTCACCATTGTTATATGCATCTAACACTTCGTCAACACCATAGAGTCCGTCAAGACTAGCATAGTGTGTAACAAGACGTGGTTCTTGTTGTGAGTAGTCAAAGCAACCCCAAGTACAACCTTCTTCTGGTATAAATAAACTTCTGATTCGTGGTCCAAGTTCCTTATTACGTGCTGGTATCTGCTGTAAGTTTGGATTATTATAACTAAATCTACCAGTCACTGTACCACCTTGATCGGATCTAATTTGATTTATCTCTGCATGTATTCTACCTTTATGTTGATGCTTTAGTATGGTATCAATAAATGTAGTATGAGATTTATTTATTTCCCTAGCACGAGCAATTTGTTTTACCAAAGGGTGTGGATGGTTCTGCAGAAAGTTTTTAGTAAATGATGGAGAACTTGTTTTGGCAGTTAGGTCGTATGGTAGGTTTAATTTTTGAAAGACTTTCTCTATTGAACGTGCAGCCCATATTTGAACATCTATTGATGTTTCTTTTTTTACTTTGTATAGGCATTCTTTTTCTTCTTCTACTAATTGTTTCTTTAATTCATATGCTGCTTGGGTATCTACACGCACACCTAAAAAACGCATATCGACTAGGCAAGGAAAAAGTTCAGTCTCTAATTTAAATATATCTTCAATGTCTTCATGATACATTTGTTTTTTCATCTCTTGCCAGAGTTTGTAAGTTAATTCTGCGTCTTGCTCTGCATACTCCCCTACATACATTGCAGGTAGTTTATACATCTCGGATTTAGCATCTACACCCCAAAGATCTGCAGTTTCTTTTAATACAGCCTCGTTTTTACCTACTCCTAGGTAATCACGACCCATAGAGCCTAAATCGTATCTAAAGCGATTCTCGTCCACGAGAGAGCCAGCAATCATGGTATCTACGATAGTCCCGTTAATTTTAAGGCCTGCAGCTCTAATAAAACACACATCATACATAGCGTTGTGAAATATCTTAATTGCATCTGTATTTAGAACATCTTGAAACCATTTTAGGACCATGTTTTTATCCATGTTGCCACCACCTTCATGAGCTATTGGATAATAACCTTTCCAATCTTGCACAGCTACAGCTATCCCAACTATTTTACTTCTACCTACAACAGAACCAGAGCCAACAGTTTTTAAGTCAGGGTCTTTAGTTTCTAAGTCAATTGATATCTCACTATAATTTGATAAATCAGGAAAGTCTTGTGGTGGTAGCCATTCTGTCTGTGGTTTAAATATCGGTTTCATTATAATCTCTTTCCATAATCATTTCTATAAAGTGTATTGCTTTCAATAAATCTTGTTTCTTTCCCTTGTCACGATGTCTTATAATATATTTTATAGCACAACCTTCAGGATATAGCAATTCATTCTCTACTACAAACTTACTAGGTTGAATTTTATACTTTTGGTAGTGACTCCCGCCATGCTGCTTGTCCCATACTTTAGATGTCATATGCTTTTTTCCTTTGTGGTTCTATTATAAATAAATTGTTTTCTGTTCTTGTGCATGCAACATAAAACAATCTGTGTGTATCGTCTGGATTCTTTTGATATTCATCGTAAGCTGCTCCAGATAGTTCTGTGTTAATTACTACATTTTCCCTTTCGTTTCCTTTTACTCCATGTATTGTAGATATACTTATCCTTGGTGTGTTAGATAAATCCTCTCCTGTTTTTATTAGTTTTGATATTTTTCTTATATCTTCGTTTCCTAATTCATCTAATGCTTCTTGCCAGTCTGCTTCTGTTTGTAATCCATATTTATTTTTTAATGTGTCTATGTCATAGAATTGATCTTTGACCATAGCTTTAAATAGTTTCTTGTCCCAGTTTTTATTCATCTTATTAAAAATTTTTTTACAATCATTAAAATGTAATGGCACACCTGTTTTTAATTCATCCCACTTCTGTATAATTTCATATATATTTTTTACTCTTGGTGTTGCTTTTCGTCTTTGCCAATACAATCCTTTTTCATCTAACACATCACCTATATCACCTAACATATAGTTTGCTGTTGCCAACACCAACCATTTACCTTTTGTAAAATCCACATCATGCAAACTTTGACAACGATTTACAGATCCCTCTGTTTCTTTCGGGTAATATTTTTTTTCTACTCTGTTTCTTACTCGACTAATAATTTTGTTTGCAAGAACAAAAGGTTTTTGTGGCACTCTATGTGATTGTTCTAATATTTTTCTTGTGCCCTCTAAATTTATAAATGTATTTACGTGTGCACCATTCCATTTATAAATACCTTGATCATCATCTCCGGCCACAAAAGAATCTGTTGCCGCTTCTTCTATTCGTTTTACTAATTTCCATTGTATCAAACTTAAGTCCTGTGCTTCGTCTACAAACATTACTCGTAGTTTTGGTGGTTCACCTGTAGCTAAAAATTTTTCTATCATATCAGGAAAGTCAATTAACCCATGCTCTGTTTTATATCTTTCTAACTCTTCTGATATAATCTTTAATTTGTTTAATGATACTTGTTGGTTATCTGTAAGGTGATAATACTTTACAGGATCGATTTCTTTTGATCGTGCTATGTTTATTAATTGTATATATGGATTCTTTGAATAGAATACACTGTCATGATCTTCGTCTTGTTGTGTGCCTTCTATCTCTAGTCCCATCTTCTCACCTAATTCTTTGTAATGTTTTTCTTTCATGACTTGATCTCTAGCTAGTCCAAGTTGATTAAAACAAAAAGAGTGTAATGTTTGAAAGTATGGTAGGTCATCTAACATAGACAATCTAAACTTTAATGCAGCTCTTTCTCTACCTTCTTGTGCAGCATTCTTACTAAATGTAAAGTATCCAATCTTATCTGGATCTGTTGTCTCTAAAAATTTTTCTATGTGTCCTAACAACGTATGTGTTTTACCTGTACCTGGTGGCCCATAAATTATAGTTCGCATTAATAATTATCTTTCTTAAATGGTTTTGGTTTATATGTTTCTGGTTTTTTATCAAATCTAGCCACAGCAAATACAGATAGTTTGTGTCTACCCACACGTTTAGTTGTGCAATGTAGATTGTCTTTTAACATTTGTGATGTTCTTTGGTAAGGCACCTTCCAATGTTTTCTAGATAAATAATTGTGAAAGAAGTTATCAAACACAAAATGATGATAACCTTCTTTGGTATACGTACCACCATTTTTTAAATCATCATAATCATCTTTCTGTATTCTATTTACACAATAGTCTTCTAGATAATTTCGTAATATATCTTTTGTGCCTGTGCCTTCTGCAGGTTCTGTTACTTCTGCATTCTCTAATAATATGTTTGTAAGTTTTTTCCAATCATTTGTTTTTAATGTTGGTGGATTAAATCTTAATTGTTTTACACATTCTTCTTGAAATAAACTTTGGTTTGTTAAATGTTTTGCAGAGTCCAGGTATAGTCTATCACCATCTACGTTCATGTAATAGTATGGTTCTTCTAATGCTACAACCTGTAGATCTGTAAGATTGGGAAATGTTATCTCTTGGCCTATACCAAACTTTCTAGACTTACATAATTTTTTATCACACAAACTACACATAGGCTGATCATTACATTTGTAACCCCAGTCTTTTTTCTCGTGTTGTTTTGTTATGATGTTTACTTCTATATCTGACAATGGTTGTGCCATTGCTGACTCATTAAATAATATTAATTTTGTTTTCCAATTCTCTGGCCACTTAGACTTTGCATACACACCATAATGAAACAGCGCATTGTTTCTACCGCCTTCACCTACTTTGTTTTGTACCATAAGTTCTACACATGGTGGTCCATCAGAGTATGGTGTTTCTGGTCTTTTAACTTCTATTGTGCTGATGTCGTCTTGTTTATATCTTTCTTGTAATTCAAAAAAAGCTTCTAGTGTAGCAGCTTCGCCA